TCCCCCCCCCACGCCTTTTTATTTTCCACCACACTTTTATTTTATTTTATTTTTTATTTTATTTTATCATGATGGAAATTTAATTTTGTACTCCCCCCCCACGCCTTTTTTCAAAAATTGGACAAATTTTATATTTTTTATTTTTTATCAAATTTTACTATTTTTTTGAATTTTTCATGTTCCCCCCCCACGCCTTTTTATTTTCCACCATGCTTTTTTTTATTTTATTTTATATTTTATTTTATCATGATGGAACTTTTATTTTTGTACTCCCCCCCCACGCTTTTTTTCAAAAAATGGTATAATTTTTATAATATTATGAAACTCATAATTTTTTCATAATGAGAATAAATGAGTCTCATAATATATATAATTTAATTTATCATCTCGTTCATTTTGGGGCCCCTCATTTAGTGGTATCGTATATTTTAAAATTGAATATGTCAACTGTACAACATTATATAAAAATTAAATAATTCTTTAATTTATACATGTGACTTTGATGTTTTTTTAGGTGGTGTATGGTTGTAAGGTAAAAGTCTATTTAAAACTCCATAGATAAAATATCACTCAGTCAAACCGGGTTGAGTGAGTTTTATTTTTCTATATTGAATTATAAACTATACACCACTATACAACTATACAACTACTAATATAATATACATATATTAATAATAAATACATAATAATAGAAGTATAACCATCATATATAATATTAAATAATTAAATCTTAAATTTCCCATCGTTGTATAGTCAGTTGTATACTTTATAAACCATACAACAGAAAAACACACCTAAATTTTCAAAATAATTTTATAAATAATATAATAATCCCTTTCTCATGCAGTTTAAAAAAGGTTCCTAATTAATCTCAAACCGGCCCGTGGTATAGTTGCTTCACTTTTTCATGCAACCTGACACGACATTTATGAAAAATAAATTCTCATCTTGACCCAAAAATATATAATGAGTGTAAGTAAGCTAATAAACTCAGTAACTGGTCTACCAACTTTACAAATGAATGCAATTGTGAATTATTACACTATCATGGAAGAAACAGGAGTATTCCCGCGTTTAGAAGACAGACTGGAGCTTCAATTTAAAATGGGAACGCATTGGACAAACAAGATTAAGCAATGGTATTTTCGATGGAATTTTAAGAAGCACGGGGGCTTTAATAAGTCATTAGCAAGAGGACTTTTGAACGAAATTGAAAAACTTACAAAAGCCTTAGAAGTAGCTACTCTTGAGATGAAAGCCATGGATGCAAAAATTGAAACAGAATCTGTTGTTTCTTCTATCGCTGAATCCGAATATAACCCCAACCTCTCATCAATTGCATCTGTCTCAACGGTGTCAACTACCTCAACTGCGCTTGTGAAATGGAATTGGGCACTATCTGCTGATGGAATGGGTCCAGGTCTTAAGAATGGTGAATGCTATGGTATCAAAACATTGTCAAGCATTAAAGGATATAAGACAATTGAGATGGGACCACGTGGGGGAGTTAAGCGCTGTGATAGTATGGGTTCTTATTTACCAAAAGCAACTGTCATTTACAAATTTGATGTTTATTCCCATGAGATAGGTTCTTTGACTATTACTAATTACAAAAATCTCTTTGAATATTTAAAGTAAACTGTTTTGTCATGAAGTGTTTTATTATATAAATTTAATTTAATTAAATTAAAGAGAACAAATTAATTTTTTAAAATCTTTGTCAATTTTATTTAAGGATTACATAATTATAGAGAAAGCAATCAAAAAAACAAATTATTTTTTAGAAACACCGAAAAATCCTAAAATTCCTCCTCTTCCTGTGGGTTGAATATTATTAGTGGATGTATCTGCAGATGACCCACGAGATGCTGGCTCAGGCTGCAAAGCAAAATTGAGTGCTGCTTCAAATAACTCATCGTCGCGGAATTGTCTTGCATTCATAGTAGGACACAAGATTTTTTTAATATGCAGGTAAGTAATACAAATTTTGGTATACTCAATGTATTCATCAAAAGCTACTGTGGGAACTTCCAAAGGAGTCAAAGAAAAAAAATCTGATGATTCGATTTCTTTTTGTAGTAAAACACCACGTTGTTTAAGACGAGCCATCGCGGCTTTATACGTGTTCACATCCCCAGCAATCGCATAATGTTGGTCTTTAAATACTCCATACTTGAACTCAGATTTTGCAGCAGTATTTGAAGGATTCCTTAATTTAAGCTCTAAAAAGAATATATTAAATTAATAAAATAAACATGTAGAAGAAAGTTTTATTTATTTTACCTGCGTAAGAATCAAATGCTCTTTGTAATAACGAGCTCTTTTCTAACTTGACATCCTCGTCAATAATACTTTCTCTGGCTCTTTTAGCACTTGACATTTTTTTTTTATTCTGCCGATATTCTTGTGAATATAATCTTTCTCTTTCCTTTCGTTCAAGTTTACTTTCCATTTTTAAAAGGTGACGATGGCAAGACGAGAGCCAAAAGTAAGACGTCTTGAAGACGAGAGCCAAAAGTAAGACGTCTTGAAGACGAGAGCCAAAAGTAAGACGTCTTCAAGACGAGAGCCAGTCTTAAGACGTCTTGAAATACAACTGTACAAAAAATAGTAATTATCTAATTTAATTAAAATCTAATTAAATATATATACATGGATTCAACAATAATATTTTATATTATAAGCTCTACAAGTACGGCGTTTTTATTCTGTTTAGGTATTCTTTATAAATCTAAATGTGTTAATATAAATCTATGCTATGGTTTAATAGATATACAACGGGATGTCATAACTGAAGAAAAATATGATGAAATTACAGCAAATAATACAAATAATAATAATAATAATATTTAAGAATGTTTAGCATGAGGATTTATTAAGTGGGTCAAATCATGCGCCTTAATTGGATTAAAAAAACTCATCCCACTACTTATCTGGTGTTTATTTGCTTTTTGGGTGTGCCCTAATAAAGAAACAATATCTCCACTGTTTCTAATATCTAATTGTCTTTTTGAATTTTTGGTAGTTCCTATATCACCCAATCCTACCGCTTTATTATACGTTGTTATATTTCCATGATTACCGCTATTTTCTGCAAGTCGTCCACCTAATGAATGACCTACACTATCTGAAGAACCATATATTTTTTCTACTCTTTCTGTTATTCTTTTTGCCTGCTTTTGTCTATGTCCAAAATCACCTAAACCTAAAAAAATTAATCCATCTTCAGCCCAATCACTCAATCTCTTACTACCTCTATGAACAATAGTAGGTTTATTATCTTTTAAAAATACTTTAGTTTCATTATTTGATAATTGACTATCATAATCATAACCATATTTTTTCATTTCTTTAGCGGCTTCTTTTTGGTCTTTATATCCTGCTTTCAATAAATTATGTAAATCATTGTGCATATTATAATTAATAATATAATAAATTTTATCAATTATAATATATATATGGAAGAATTATTAAAACCAAAAAAAGAAAAATTTAATTCAAAATTATATTATATAAAAAATAAAGATAAAATTTTAAAATACAATAGAATATATTTTAAAGATTATTATAGGCGTATTAAATTATTTAATAAACAAGAAGAAGTGCCATTTAAATTAATTATTGAACGGAATGTGAGAGTTACATTTTAATCTTCTTCATCAATAATTATTTCATCCCAATTTTTAAACATTTTCTGACTAGGTACATTCAAAAATAAAAAATTATGGGGTTCATCATAAACTAATTTATTAATTTCTTCAAACATATCCTTTTTACTTTCTATTAATTCTTCAAAAACTTTTTCTAATTCTTTTTTAGGTGGTTTAAATAATATTAAATTTGTAATACATTTTCTTATATCTAATGGTATATTTGGATAGACCTGTGCTGTCATTATTATATTTAATTTTAAATGTCTTCTATTATAAATCATTTTTTTTAGTGTATCTACAATAAATTTACTTTTTTTTAAGTCCGCCGTCATATCGTCTATATAAATAAATGATTTTTCTTTTTCCTTGCTCCACCCATCAATTTTTGTATATGCTTCAAATATAGTAACATTATTTAATTCATGATATATATTCTCAGGATTTAATTTTAGGAATGGATTTTTTTTTAAACTGTTTATACTATTTTCAGGCATAAATAAAATAAGATGGTGAAAGCATTTTTTATATATTTTTGGTTTCTTTTGGGTTAGCATGGCTATTGTGCTACTAGTTTTACCGCTACCAGGTCTTCCAATAACACAGAGGAACCCATATATATTCATAAATTTTAATAAATCATGTCCATTGAGATGTTCGCCCACAGCATTTTCATCACATGTAAAAGAAGGAATATTTAATTTAATATGTTTATTCTTCTTAATAGTTATCATATATAATTAAATGATATAATAAATTAAAATGTAATTTATTATATATATAAAATGGTCAAAGAAAAAAATATAAATATTCATATTCATAATGTGATAGAAAAAAGAAAAAAAAGAAGAAGACGAAAAAAAGGGAAAAGTAAATCTAAATATGGCATAAGTAATCCTGTACAAGGTACAGCACAGCCAGTTGTTACATCATACCCACACCCAACAAATGCTTTTGGTCTACCATTACCACAAAATGCAGAGGCAAAACAATATGCAGGTGATTATTTAATACCAAATAAAGATAACGCAGTAACAATATATAAAAAATCAACACCTTCAACACCAGCACCAGCACCAGCACCAACACCACAAAGACAAACTAAATTTATATTACCACCGCCAAATGTTAGGGGATTAGGTAAAGCTAAAGTTGTAGGTAATATAGATAATATAAAAGATTTAAAAACAATGTCAATTGTAGATTTAAAAAAAGCTTTAATAACCCGACTAGGTGGTGAAAAATTACTTGAAGAAAAAGGACAATTAAAAGGATTGAAAAAAGAATTAAATAAAATAAGTAAAGAAAATAAAATTGATAAAATTGAATATTTTTTACATATGTATAAAAAACAATCACCACAAAAACAAGAAGAAGAAGAAGAAGAAGAACCATCTATATTTATGAAACAGGAACCATCTTCAGGTAGCATTATTGAAGCATTTAGTAATGATAACCAAGCAATGCACACACCACAATTAAATAGAACACAAACTCAAACACCTTATAGCGCTATTTCAAATCAATCTGAAAGGTCAATGGCTTCTAACATGTCTACACGGGCACAAGATGGGATAGATAGGGCAAGAGCAAACCGTGAAAAGATTGAAGCTCATAAAGCAAAACAAACCCAAAGATATGATAATTTAAATATTACTACAAAGCATAAATCACCTTCAAAAAGACAATCAGAGCAAGAAGATGACGCTTAAAAATAATGTATTTGTCTAAATGATTGTGCTGGTGGTTGAGGTGGTGTTTTTTTACCTCTTTTCTTTTTAATTATAATTTCATCTTCTGAATCACTTTCACTTTCAATAATTATTTTTTTTACTTTTTTCGGTGTTGCTTTTGGCTTTGCTTTTGGTTTTGGTTTAATTTCTTCTTCTTCACTAGATTCTTCATTAATTGTATTTTCTAATTTTTTTAATTCTCTTTCTTTTTTTCTATCATCTTTTTCTTTTGCTTTTAATAATAATTCTTTTTTCTTATTATCATATTCTGTTTTATCTTTTGTTTTTGTTTTACCTTTCAATACTTCTAATGCTTTTTCTCTTCCTTTTGCCATGGCTTCTAATTGCTTTTCACTTAATTTTTTTTTAGGTTTGGTTGGTTTACTATTTTTTGAAAATTCAATACTTGATTCACTATCTGATTCATATTCTTTATCAAGTAAATCTTCTGATTTTAAAGGTTTTATAGATTTTAAAGATTTTTTAGACATTTATATATAAATATTTAGAAATTATTTTCTTTTCAATTATTAATATAATGTTTACTAAAAAATTTGACCACAATGATATTAATAATTTTTTACCCTCTAATAAAACCATTGGAACAGTTGATTTTTTCAATAAAAAATTTAAAAATAATATGCCAGAACATATATGTGAATTATTATCAATTGAAACTTTAATAGAAAATGAGGAACAAAAAGAAAAAATGAAAAAGGAAATATTAAATAAAAAAAATGAATTTACAGAAAAATTATTAAAAGAATATGAAGAAAGGAAAGAAGAAGGAAAAACAGAAGAAGATAAAAAAGCAGAAGAAGTCAGAATTATAGAAACCGCTAAAAATAAAAAAAATATTAAAAGAAAAGAAAAACGTATATTAAAATTTAAAGCAAAAAAACAAGCAGAATTAATATTAAATAATTTAGATATGATATATGATATATACAATGAAAATGATGAATATTTAATAATAAATAATAATCTAACTATAAATAATGAGTAATAATTTAGATATAAATAAAAACTTTTGTTATACTAATGCTTCACAACAAATTTATTTAAATAGTGCAAATGCAGATATTTATTTAAACAATACAATGAAAAGTAATTTAACTTTTTTTTTTGAAGACCCATTAACATTTGATAAACATAGCATGACTAAAAAATTCAGTATAGTAAATGCACAATTTCCAGTTTCATATTATTTAATAAATAATTCAAACAATCAAATTAGTATAAGTATACAAGGTGCATCAGCAATAGTTTATATTTTCCCAGTTGGTAATTATAATATAAATCAATTTATTGCTCAATGGTATATATCAATCGGTTCTTTATGGGTATTATCATATAGTTCAATAACTAATAAAATTACTTTTACATATCCATTTAGTTTTTCATTTTCTTATTTATCTAATTCAATTATGTCAATATTAGGATTTAATAAACCATATTCTTTTTATAGTTCAGTAAATGGAATAATTATATCACCATATGCAATTAATTTCGGTGGAATTTTAAAATTAGATGTAAAGACATCATCATTTAATGTAAGTAATATGGACTCATACCAAAAAGGAAGAAATAATACAATTGCATCTATTCCAGTAAATTCTGTTCAAAATGGATATATAATGTATAATAATTTCACTAATTATAATTCAATGTTTAGAAATTCTCAAATATCAGATTTAAATATAATGATTCAAGATGAATTTAATAATTTTATTGATTTTAATAATTGTGATTGGTCTATAACAGTTCAAATAGATGTGATGACAAGAATATTAGATGATAATAATACATTACAAGATATATATGAAAATTACGCTCTACATTATATTAAATAAAAAATTGATAAAAAAAGTATAAAAATTATTTTCTATGTGAATATATATATAATGTCCGACCCAAGTCAATTACATGTACCAATTCATACCGCTTTAACTTCTGATATGATGCTTGGTTTAAAACCATCTGCCCCAAAAAGTAGAAGTTATAGAATTTCTATAGCTCCCATTAATAACTCCGTCTTTACTGGTGGACAACAAATGATTTTTGAACTTCCAACTGGAAGACGTGGAACATGGCTAGACCAAAGCCAAACTTATTTAAAATTTTCTGTTCAATGTAAAACCACAGCTCTATCCGCCGCAAATACACCTGGCTCAACTGGTGTATATTTAGATAACACTGCATATTCATTTATACAACGACTCGATATTTACAACTCATCAAATTTATTGGAAAGTATTAATGAGTACGGAAGTTTAGCCAATTTATTATTAGATACATCATTAACACAATCTGATAAAGCCGGATTATCTCCAATGATTGGTTCAAATAATTTATTTACTAATGCAACAAGTGCAACCGCTACCGCTACTAATCAAGTAACTCAAGTATGGCAAGTTCCCGGTGATAGAACCGGTTTACAATTAGCAACTAATACTGCATATACTACAACTCCAACGTATACTTTTTCGCTTCCTTTGTTATCAGCGGTGGTGGGCGTCAACGCTGGAAAAATGATTCCCGTAGGCAAGCTTGCTTCACCAATAAGACTTGAATTTTATTTATCAAATAATGATGATGCTATTTATTTTGGAACAGCAGGGGCAGGGGCAGTATGGCAATTAATAAATGTTGAAATATGCGCTTGTTATGTTGAAATATTAGATGACCAATTTAGTCATATGTCAAGCGAAGAAGAATATATATGTTCAACAACCTACCGCCAAGCATCTACATTTTTACCAACTGCAACTGCCGGTGAATTTACTACTTTACTACCATTTCGCGCAGCTAGTATCACGAGTTTATACGCAAGATTCAGAAATCAATCAAATGCCGTACAAGGTGCTAATGCAACAGCCGCCTATAAAAAGTCAAGTTCCGTCTGTCCGAATATAAATTCTTATTTTTTTCGCGTGGGGAGCAGCATATATCCGAATAAGCCGGTGTATCTGATTTCTAATTCGACGGGCAGCGGCGGGGAAGCGTATGCAGAATTACTTAAATCATTTCATGCATTATCATCTAGTATTGGAAATTCAGCAATTACATTTGACCAATATAATGTATGTAATACACCACCTACAACCACGGGATGGCTTCAAGCTTATCCTATAAATGTTGCAGCAAATGCAGGAAGAGGAACATCTAATAATGCATTCGCTATTGGATTAGAATGTCAAAGTTTTAGTAATAGAAATGATACTATATTATCAGGTATTTCAACATTAAATTCACAAATCTACTTTACAGCAACTATTAATAATGGCAGTACAGCAGGCGGGGCAGCAGGTCTTGATATGACAGCAGATTTCTTTGCTCAAATGGATATGATATTAGTAATAAATGAAAATGGCGTAATGTCTGCCAAGTTTTAAATAATTGTTTAAATTAAATATCTAATAATTAATATATATATAAATGTTATTTCAAAAGCAAAATAATCCTCCAAAAATGTTTTCAAAAATAAATAATAATGCATCATTATTTTCAAAACAGTCTGTCCAACAATTTCACCATGTACATCATCAACCAAAACATGAAGAAGAAAAATATAGAAATAATTTAGAATTATCATCTAGAAGAAATTAAAAAAAATATTTAAAAAAATTATTATATATAAATATAATTTCTATGTTTATATATATAATGGATGAAACATATAGTTTAATTTTAAATTCTCAAAATACCAAAAATGCAAATTTAGCAAATGGCACAAATCAAGTTTCCTATAGTATAAATTGGGATGCAATTTTACCAAGAAAATATCAACGTTATTCTTTACGATGGCAACTTCAAGCAACATCAATTCTTACTACTACATTTGAAGCAACTACCGTAGGCACAACCCTAACAGTTTACGCATCAACAGTTCCATTAGCAGTGGGAAATGGATTTATATATAATGGTCAAATTTTTATAATAACAGCTTATATCGGTGCAGGAACATGGACGTTAAATCAAGCTCCGTTTGCAGCAATATCAGTAGTTACGCTTCTCTCTTTACTTATTTTAGATTATGATATTTTAGCAGTATCTGTTAATTTTGGAAAATCAACTACAATTGACCAAACTTATAGTTCATCAAATATAATTGGTTATATTAATCCTACTTGTATTAATGCAGCACCAAATATAAATACTTATAATTATAACTGTTCATTTCAAGATAATGGACCAATTCAAATTTTATATCCTAGTAATAATAATATTACAGTAAATATATTATTTTTGGATGGGGTAACAATAAATACAACTACCTTTAATTATATTTTACAATTATATTTTACACCTATATCAAATCAAGAAGTTATTAATAATAATAATTCTAATTTATTATCTGGGTCTTATTAATATGAACACCAATAAAACATTAAATGGTTTAGTAGATATTGAATGTGACACAATTATTAGTACTTATTATAATGGAGTTATTGGCAATCAATTAATATATTTAGTTAATGTTAATTCAGATATTCAAACACAAATTAATAATATAAATACAGCCGTATCTACTAATATTCCAACTTTTTCAATTGGTACAGTTTCAAGTGTTGATTATGGAACTAATCCAAATATTTCTATAAGTGGAACTATATTAAACCCTATTTTAAATTTTGTATTAGAAACAGGACAACAAGGAAGCATAGGACCAACAGGTGGAACAGGTCCACAAGGTATTCAAGGTCCATCAGGTTCAAACGGTATAAATGGGTCAAATGGTTTATCTGGTCAACAAGGACCAACAGGAGCAACAGGTGCAACAGGTCCAACAGGTCCAACAGGTCCAACAGGTCCAACAGGTCCTGCAGGTAGTGGTGGTGGCGGGACAGTAGGTCCAACAGGACCAACCGGTCCAACAGGTCCACAAGGTCCAACAGGTCCAACAGGTTCACAAGGTCTAACCCCAATTTTTTCAATTGGTACAGTTTCAAGTGTTGATTATGGAACTACACCGAGTATTAGTATTAGTGGAACTACATTAAATCCTACACTAAATTTTATATTGGAAACAGGACCAACAGGACCACAAGGAGGACAAGGTCCAACAGGTCCACAAGGTCCGCAAGGTAAACAAGGAAATCAAGGAAATCAAGGAAACCAAGGCAACCAAGGACAACAAGGACCCCAAGGTTCGGCGGGAATAGTGGACCCCATTACTTTTGCTATTGAATTTTCAGCGGCATATTTAGTTGCATTTCCGCCTTCTTTTGCAGCCGCTTTTAGTTTAGCTTTTCCTATTGCATTTTCACCTGCTTTTAGTACTGCTTTTACTACAGCAATTGCCCCAACTACACTTTTAATTAATAATTTACAAGACAAAACACAATTTCAAAGTTCTATTCTTTTACCAACACCATCAACAACGTTTTCAAGTAAAGTAAATATTGGATTATTACTATCTGAACATATTACACTTGACCCTAACGGTGAATCGTATTTTAATAATAATATAAATGTTCAAACTGCATCACAATTTCATGCCAATTTAAGTACGAATGGGATTAATAACGTTAATGGAATATTGAACAGTGGGGGGATTATTAGTGATTCATTATCAATAAATTCTGGTAAATTATCAATAAAACCTATTTCAGGTAATCCAGATAATGCAAATCAAATATCATACAATTCTATTAGTAGTACGGGCTATAGAGATTGTGGAATTGAATTTTCGCAACCCAACCCATTATTACAAAGTAGTATGTTTTCTGATACTGGTAATATTAATATACGTTCTGGTAATATCAATATAGGTAATGCAATAGGAAATACAACAACGTATGTTAATGGCGCTACTTTTTTCAATGGACCTGTATTTATTACAAATCAAATAAATTTTACAACTTTCATGAATCAATTTTATTAAAAAATTATTATCTAAATTATTATAATAGTATGAGTACATATAATTATAATAATTTAAAAAGTACCACTGTGCGAGGTGCTTTCCAAAATGTAAATTATGAAGATAAAAGTATATTAGCCACGGCATTCTTTCAAAATGATGTCAGTGTAAGTGGTCAAATATATACTAATAATATAAATTGTGTTAATTTAAATTTAAATGGATATAATATTAATAATTATTTAAGTTCATTATCTGGTTTAATTAATTATAATAATTATTTTTCAAATTCAATTAGTGGAAATTTAAATAGATATATTGGAACTAATAATAATTATGTTATTTCTTTATCTTCATTAATATATAATAATTACGGAACCATAAATAATTATTTAAATTCATTATCATCAGTTATTTATAGTAATTATGGAAATACAAATAATTACATGTATAGTTTATCATCAGTTATTTATAATAATTACGGAACCACAAATAATTATATTATTTCATTATCTTCAATTATCTATAATAATAATTTTTCAAATGGATTAATTAATAATATTCAGAATTTACAATTATTTAGTTTATCAAGCTCTTTAAATACTTATATAGGAACTAATAATAATTATGTTTATTCATTATCTGGAATTATATTTAGTAATAATAATAATTATGGAAACCAAATTAATAATAATAATTTATATTTATCTTCATTATCATCTTTAATTTATTCATATTCTGGAACTAATAATAATTATGTTATTTCATTATCTTCAACTATAAATAATAATTATAATTATTTACAATATCAAATTAATAATATTTCATTATCTGGAAATGTGAATAATTCAAGTTTACAAAATCAAATTAATTATCAAAGTATATATATATCTTCATTATCTGGAAATTTGAATTCATTTATTGGAAGTAATAATAATTATGTTATTTCATTATCTTCAATTATCTATAATAATTATTTATCAAATGGATTAATTAACAATAATCAAAATAATTATATATATGGTTTGTCAGGTTTAATAAATTATAATTATAATTATTTACAAAATCAAATTAATAATATTTCATTATCTGGAATATCGAATAATAGTGGATTACAAAATCAAATTAATTATCAAAGTATATATTTAGCTTCATTATCTGGAAATTTAAATACCAAACAAAATATTTTAAATTCTTATAATAATTATTTTATGGCTTCTCTTACTTTATCAGGTAATTTAATAATAGGTGGTTTTAGCTATATAAATAATTCTTTGGCAATTTATTATGACCCTAAAAGTTCAATTCAAGGACAATTTGATAGTCTTTCAGCTCAGAATTTACTTTTTACTACATTATACGCAACTCTTAGAAATGCTAATTTTACGGGCTTGACTACTTCATTGACATTATCATCTAATATAATAATTTGTGATAATATAAATGCGAATACATCAGGACCAACAATAAATTTATTCAATAATGCAACAAGTCAAAATTTTAATTTATGCAATAATATAACGGGTTCATTAACTATAGGCAATGTTTTAAATCAAACAAATTCAAATTTTTATGGTACTTCAACTTCAGCAGGTACCGCCAGTAATGTATCAATAAGTCAAGCTGCAACATCATCATTATTGTATATACCTATGGTCGGTTCATTAACACTACCCGCAAATAATTTACTATTACCAAATCCAAATAATTTAACTTACCAACAATCAACAGGTACTTTAAATTGTTTAAATTTTAGTGGTACAGCTACAAACGCTTATAATATAATATTAAATAATAGTCCAACCATAAATGCATCATATAAATATTATATTCCTTTTTCCCAAAATATTTTAACTAATTCAGCAACACTATATACAAATAATAATTTATACATGGATTTATATGGCGGATATTTTCATTGCTCAGCATTTGTTATTGGTCAATCTGGATTTAATCTAAATAATATTATAGGTTCATCATCAGGTGATACTTTAACAATAAATGCAAAAACAACTATAAATAATGATATGACTATTAACGGAATCAATATAGGTAAGGGTAAAAACGGTGATAATAATAGTTGTTGTTTTGGTGCTTCTGCTCTGGCTAATACAATTACAGGAGCCACTGAAAATATCGCGATTGGCTATCTTGCTTTAAATGCTACGACAACAAGTGCTTATAGTGTTGCGATTGGTGGATATAGTAATTATCAACAAACAGCCAATAACGGGTACAACGTATCAGTCGGCCATTTTAGTATGCTTGCCAATATTGTTGGATTTTACAACGTAGCAATTGGAAGTGGTGCTTTGACGTTTTATAATGGAAATAATAACACAGCAATTGGTTTTAATAGTGGTTGTAAAAATGGAGTATTAGTTAATGGAGCTAATAATATATATCTTGGTGCTAATAGTGGTGTTGATTTAACAACAGACGTAAATAATACCTGTTGTCTTGGTAGTTCAACAATAGTTGACACATATTTATATGGCAATGTCCATTTCAATAATAATATATTATTACAAAGTGGAACAAGTTATACTCAACCTAGTGTCAATCAATTAGGTTATATATATCCAACAGTAAATTTCAGTTTTGGAGCATTAATTAATCTAACATTACAGAATCAAAGACAAATTATTAATAATGGTTTAACAGCAGGAACATATAATATAACAGGTCAAATATATATGACTGGTTATGGCTCAGACTCAGCTATTCCTATATTAATTGCATTATCTAGAACTGCTAACTCTTTTTCTGATGGTACTAATACATATTCAACAAGTGCTAATATGACTACGTTATATAATAGTGCTCTTAACCCTTATTTATTGCCAATAACTGCTGTGTGGTTGGGTAGTAGCAACAATTTAAATACTTGGTCTTTTAATTTAAATTGGTATGTAAACTATGTACCAAGTCTTGGTAATACTAATTTATTATTTATAAATTCAACAGGAATCACTCCTTCTAATGTAACAAGAACTTTTAATACTCAATATCAAATAACTAGAATAGCTTAAATTTTAATATAATTTAGAAAAAATTATAGTAAAACTAAAAAAAATTAAATCATATCTTCATTATTATCAACTTCATCTATAAAATTATCAATAGCATCATCTTTTACAAATTCAATTTTATATTTAGTTTGTAAATGTTCCCGTAATTGATTAATATTAATAAGTATACAATTTCCAAGTTTTACTCGTTTCTTTTCAATTCCTGTATATCCTTTAATATCAATTCCAAATTTAGTCGAGGAACATTCAATTTTAAAATTATTATCTTTTATGTATATTATAAATTTTTCATATAAGGTATTAGCCATAATTTCTACTTGGTCTGAATCAATATTTGCATCAACAATAGTTTCAAAAAACTTTGCTAGAATAGGTATATTCATTTCTTTCATGTTATTATAAAATGATGTTTGAGGTCTATTTTTTAAAAAATTATAATTATTTAAATCTACATTTAATAAATATTCATAAAATGCTCTATCATAAACTTTACTTTCTAATTCAGTATATAAATTTTTAAAATATTCAAAATCATTAGCAATATTATTATTACATTCAATTCCACAAAAACGCCTATCATCAAAAGTTATTTTCATTGGGTTATCATTGTTTGTTAAAAATATATAACTGATATTATTAGTATTTTTATAGGCGTCATGTCCTTTATGTTCTATCATATTTACTTTAGCAGTTATAGAATTTTTTATATTTTCATTTTTTTCAAATGTATCACGTCCGCTTGTTTCATTCATAACAATTAAAATCTTATTTTCTAGGCATGATGAAAACTTACCCGTTAATAATTCTAATTTTTCAGTATTAATATAATATTCAGAATTTAAAATATTATTTCCAAACCAATCAAATAAAGTATCTTTCCCAACTCCTTGAACTGATTTAATTAATAATGCTACACCTGGTATTTTATGAGGTGATTGAATCATATTAGCCATAAATTTTATCATATAATCAAAACATTTATCATCATTATTACAAATATTTTTAATATGTTTTATAATCAATGAGTTTTCAATATCAGTTTTCATTAATTTTGTGTTTTCGGCTTCAAATCCATTAAATGTGTTATATATATTATCTGGTGCTTGTTGTGTTGGCAAAAAATCAAATTGGTCATAAGTTCTACAATTTTTATCTTTTAACCAATTAGAAACAAAATTAATATCTTTATCATTTTCATTATATAATAAATTTTCATAAACTGTTTGAAAGTCTTTTTTCTTTCTTAATATTAATGTTTTATTTTTTCGTATGGTTGCAAATTGTATAGGGTCTAATAATTTAAAATTTGATTCTTCAAATGTTGCTCTACATTTTTCATATGCTGAATCATTATTTATAATTTTACTTTTTAATTCTTTTACCACATATTCATTTATAATATCTGTATATGCAGTAATATCATCTTCATTATCATTTTTTGCCATTTTCATTAATGATTTTATTGTTAATGGTTTATCGGTGCTTTTAATATTTTTATAATATTTATCAACTTTGGATTTTTGATATTTGTCAGCATCCCTTTTTGAGAAATCATGAAATAAATTTAATCCATCGCTTCCAAGTTCATGGAAAATAATAAAAGCTATACTTCGCCATTTATCATAATCTCTCGCTCTTTCATCATCAAGAATATCCAATAAAGCTACAATAAACTCATACATTGTATATTCTTCTTTTAGTTGAATATCTGACGATTTGGATTTAGTAATAATAATATCATTATTAACTTTTACTTTTAATTTTAATTCATTTAATAAAAAATCAGGTATATCATGAATATTACCATGACTGAAATAATAAGATATAAGTTCACCATTTAATAATTTATATTCAGTAGGTGGGGCAGTAATAAATTTACCATCACTGATGACATCTAATTTATTATAATTTTCAAATAAATCAACACCGCTGTTATATTCATTTGTATAATTAAAATATATATGATATCCATTTTTAGTTTTAACTGTGCAATAATCGGTTTTTAATTTAGGAAATTTAGAAACTAATGTATTATAACTTTCTACATCATCAAAATCTAAAACTGTTAAGTCTGATTTTTTACCAGTTACAATATAAAATGCTTCATGATTAATATCGTAATTTGATTTTTCTAAATGTTGCCATCCAGTGGGTAAATTATTAAATTCTTTTTTTTCTACATTTTTATTATTTAAATAAGTTGTAATTGATGGAGAAGAAAAAACAATGTATCCGTTTTCAATTAAACCATCAATTTTATCGTTTTTAACCTTTGAAGCAAAAGAAATATTATTATTATTTGTGTTCATATAATATATATTAGATAATATTTCTTTATATAACTTTTTAAAATATATAATTTATAAAAATTATATATTAAAAAAAAAAAACTAAACTATTTATTTATAATTAAGTTTGGAAATTCTATATTAATTAAACTATCTTTTTTTTTTGCATATTTTTCATTCGCTTTTTTTCTTTGGTTTTCCATAAATTCAGGGTCTTGCTTTTTTTTTTCATAATATCGCTGTCTTGCTTCTTTTATTTTCTGTTTTCCTTTATCACTTTGTGCATATTTCTTTTGTGCATTTTTTGTAATTAAATAGTATTTTAAAAAATCTATATTATTTATTTCTAAATTTTCTTCTAGCATATAATATATATTAGATATCTTTTTAAGTATATTTTTAATTATTCATATTTATTAATTTCTTTATTGAATGTGATATTATATTTTTTTAGCGTCTCTTCTTTTGGTGAAACCCCTTTTTTATTCAAAGTATACAGGCAGTCTCTACGTTTTTTATTATATGCTTTATCTGTTGGTTCATTATTATCACAATTTGTTTTAATTTCATATATTTCCTTTTGTAATATATTTACTGTTTTTTCTTTTTCTTCTGGTGTTTCATCATCAATTTTATAATAATTTCTCATTGCAGTACTAGCGCTATGACGCATCTGTAATGCTAATTCATCTCTATCTTTCATGGCTTTATGATGACTATAAAACCAATTAACATAACTTGAGCGCATCATCTGTTCATTAATTCCATCTACTTGAGTTATTTTCTTCAAATATGACAAAAATGTAACTTGTGATATAGGTTTTTCTTTTATTTCAAATAGATATGTTCTAGGATATTTTATATAAGAATCATTTATAAGGTCTGCTAAGTTTTGGTCAATTATTGGAATTGTTGATAATTCCTTATTCATATTATATACTTTAGTTTTTGAAACTTTATCATTATTAATAATATAACTTACTTTAACTTTTCCTTTTCTATCTATTCTTATAAAATTATGTATTTTATCATTTTCTATTTTAGTTCTTATAAATTGTGCTGTTGTATAAAAATCAGTTCTTACTGGTGGTTGTAATACTAATAATGATAATAATAAATATTGATAATGTGCTGTAATTGTTTTAATTTCCTCATAATTTATACCATCTAATATTTCAATAAAAAAATCATGGTCTCTATAATTTAAAAGCTCTTTTTCACTTTGTTTATTTTCTCCTTCTTTGGCTTTATTTGAAAGCATTAATTTATAACCCGCTTCTGAATAAAGTTTTCCATATTTTTCATTACCAAATAATTTAAGATACTTTGCAACGGTAAACATTAAAGCCTCCTTAGAACCGTCGGACCAATTCTTATTTTTTTCAATATGACTCATAATTTGTCTTTTATATTTATCTATAAATTCAAATTCATCTAAATCATCACCGTATATAGTTTTTAAATAACCATATAACCATGTATAATTCTTTTCATTATTTTTGGACCAATCTTTTTTAAATCTCATATACTATATATTAGAATTTAATTCTTTAAATAAATTACGAATTTCTAAACTATTTAATTTCAATTTTTTAATAATTTCACGATAATTTTTTTGATAAATTTTAATTTTTTCTTCATTCTTTTCTTTATATATTAGATAATTCATTTTTACTGCTTCTTTTCTTTCATTTATTGTTATAATTGGTCTATTTTTATTAACTGTATTCAAGGTTTCAATATAATATCTTTCTCTATATAATAAATTATCTTTATAATCATTAATATTTTCTAATAATTCTATTATACATGAATCAACGCCGTATTCATCAAATATATCATAAATCATTGATTTCCCTACTTTTTTTTCTTTCCATAATTTATATCTACTTCTATGTTCTGCCATTCTAGATGATAAATATTTTTTAGTTGTACTACCTATATAAACAACACTATTATTTAAAGTTGAAAAGACTTTATAAATTTTTGAAAATTGGATATTTTCCATTATATATAATATATTCTAGATATTTTTTTTTTTGAAAACGAATTACTTTTTAAATATATTTTCAAATTCATAATTTTGATATATTGTAATATTAATATTATTATAAAGAATTGTTTTAGGTTGATTATTTTTAAATATACAAATAATATATATATTTTTGTATTTTTGCATTTTATTTGAAAATTTAATTAAATCACTTATTGATTCTGTATATGGATTATAATAAACAAATGAAATTTTATTATTATTGTCATCTATTAAATTTAATAATCTTTTACATCTCCTTTGATATTTTTCATAATCATCATCATTTTCAAAATTATGATGATTAATAAAATTACTATGAATACTTGGTTTATTATTTTCATCATATCCGAAATTTACATGATGTTTAATTAATAATTCCGTATCTAATAACTTATTATAATTAATATGTTGAACCCCATTTATATATGATGTTCTATCTAAAAATTTATTAAATCTATCTTCTAAACAATCATATATAATTTCTAAACTTGTGAAAATTGAATCAAATGGATATGAATAAGTCTTTAAACTATTATTTTTTAATATTTCTACAGTGTCACAACATGGACCAATTGATATATAATTCATTATTAATACTTAGATTTTATTTTATTTGTTTGAGATTAATTAGGAACCTTTTTTAAACTGCATGAGAAAGGGATTATTATATTATTTATAAAATTATTTTGAAAATTTAGGTGTGTTTTTCTGTTGTATGGTTTATAAAGTATACAACTGACTATACAACGATGGGAAATTTAAGATTTAATTATTTAATATTATATATGATGGTTATACTTCTATTATTATGTATTTATTATTAATATATGTATATTATATTAGTAGTTGTATAGTTGTATAGTGGTGTATAGTTTATAATTCAATATAGAAAAATAAAACTCACTCAACCCGGTTTGACTGAGTGATATTTTATCTATGGAGTTTTAAATAGACTTTTACCTTACAACCATACACCACCTAAAAAAACATCAAAGTCACATGTATAAATTAAAGAATTATTTAATTTTTATATAATGTTGTACAGTTGACATATTCAATTTTAAAATATACGATACCACTAAATGAGGGGCCCCAAAATGAACGAGATGATAAATTAAATTATATATATTATGAGACTCATTTATTCTCATTATGAAAAAATTATGAGTTTCATAATATTATAAAAATTATACCATTTTTTGAAAAAAAGCGTGGGGGGGGAGTACAAAAATAAAAGTTCCATCATGATAAAATAAAATATAAAATAAAATAAAAAAAAGCATGGTGGAAAATAAAAAGGCGTGGGGGGGGAACATGAAAAATTCAAAAAAATAGTAAAATTTGATAAAAAATAAAAAATATAAAATTTGTCCAATTTTTGAAAAAAGGCGTGGGGGGGGAGTACAAAATTAAATTTCCATCATGATAAAATAAAATAAAAAATAAAATAAAATAAAAGTGTGGTGGAAAATAAAAAGGCGTGGGGGGGGGA